AGGCAAACAATGTTGAATAGTGATTTTGAATATATAGAATAGGGAACAATTTTACTATTTAGCCAGTAATTTGTTCCCTATTTTTTACGATTATATACTAAGGATTTAAAAGGATGATTAAAACAAATTTAAAAAATGTAAGAGATTACTTACCACATGAGGTAATTCGAATAGTTAATCCTAAGCAATATATTCTTTATATAAAAAATGGTGTTTTTCCTATTGATGTTTACCCTAGTATAGACGAAAAAACTAATAAGGATATATTAGCAATGGTTTTTCTTAGAGAAGATACTACTGAGGTATATAAAAAGTGGTGTAATTACGAACTAGATTAGGTGGTGATTATATGTATTTAGATAACGCATCCACTACTCCACTTCTACCGGAAGTTAAAGATTATATTATTAGTATATTAGATAACTACCAAAACCCCTCTTCTCTTTATCAATCAGGTAGTCATTCAAAACAAATAATTACCAAAGCAAGAGTTAATGTTGCTAATTTTATTAATGCTAATCCTGGTAATATTATCTTCACGTCAGGTGGTTCAGCAAGTAACACTTTAATGATTAAGGGTTATGTTCAGAAGAATGATTGTATGGTGTTATATTCGCCGATTGCACATAAATCAATATTAAAGTGTGTAGAATCGCTTGAATACAAAACATCATTAAAGGTTGACAGAAGAGGCTATATTAATATAGAAGTTTTAGAACATTTGTTGAAACAGACCACAATGAAAAAATTAGTTGTTATAGACTATGCTAATTCTGAAATAGGAACAATTCAGGACGTACAGAAAATCATTGAAGTATGTCATAATAATGAAGCAATGGTGTACTTGGATTGTACTGGTTCTATTGGTCAAATTCCTGTTGATGTAAAGGAATTAAATGTTGACGCAATTGGGTTTTCGGCACATAAACTTGGAGCGTTAAAGGGTACTGGTGTTTTATACAAAAAGTCTAATATTGAGTTAGAGCCTTTGGTGTATGGTTCTCAGGAACAAGGGTTATTTGGGGGAACAGAAAATATCATAGGCATTGCTGCACTCGGCAAGGCAGTCGAAAACTATGATTATTCTTCTATTAATTCAAATGCTCGTGACAGAGTACTTGATTATATTCTAAGAAACATACTTGGCAGTTATTTAATTGGTGATATAAGCAACAGATTACCACATAATCTTTATGTCTGTTTTAAAAATGTTCAAGGTGAATCTTTAATGATTTTATTGGATATGAATGATATTCAGGTTAGTACTGGTTCTGCCTGTACAAGTGGTGATTTAACTCCTTCCACTACTTTAACGGCTATTGGAATGGACAAAGATGATATGAATAATTGTATTAGAATTACTTTCAGTGGTAATGAAACAAACGAAGAATTAGATAATTTTTGCGAAATATTAAATAAAAATGTGTCTCTTCTTCGTTCATTAAAGCAAGGAGGAAAAAGCAATGAAAAAATTAAATCTTAAAGGACTTACTCCAAGTTCAATAACAACAGTTGTTGTTTTATTAATCGCATTAATTAATGCTGTATTACAGATATTTGGAATTAATACAATTCCTGTTACTAATGATGAAGTATCTGAAATAGTATCTATTCTCTTTTTAATTGTTACTTCTCTATATAGTACATATAAGAATTTCAATATAACTTCTGCTTCTCAGACTGCTCAGAATATAACAGACGCAATCAAGAATGGTGAATTGGTTGCTGATGATATTGAAGAAATATTAAAAAAGATTAAAGAAAGCAGGTAATAGTATGAATGGATGCAATAAAGGAACTTACACAGATTAATTATGGTACTTTAATTATTGCCATTTGTACTATTTTGTTAGCATTTAAATTTATGTGGACGTTATTTGATTGGTTCATTAAATTGTTAGGTTTGGAAACGAGGTCTATGCGACTAAAACGTGAAGAACATGAATTGCTTATCAAAACTTCAGAAGCACTTAATGAATTAAAAGATAAAGAGGCAAAAGATACGGAACGTGCTATAAAACATGATAAGGCAATAAAAGATGATTTAGCAAAATTAACAACGATGTTTGTTGAAAAAGAAATTAACGATTATCGCTGGGAAATTAATAATTTTGCAACAAAAATTTCAGAAAACAAGCCTGTCAATAAAGATTGTTTTAAGCATTGTTTTAAAACTTATGCCCTATATGAAAAAATATTGGAAGAAAATAATTTGAAGAATGGCGAAGTTGAAAACTCGATGCAAATTATTAATGATGCTTATCAAGACAAAATGAAAAATGGTAAATTATAAACTTTGAAAGAGCGATTTTATTTTGGAATCGCTCTTTTATTATATAAAGGAGTGAATAAAAATACAAGAATTAAAATTAGTGATTGACAACTCAACTCTTAAAGAATATGAAATATACTATTTTAAACAGCATCCTAGAGCTAGTAAAAAACCAATAGAAAACCCCTATCATCCAACGATAAATCAATGGATGATAATGAAAAGACCTATGATGAACGCTCTTAAAAAAAAATGGAAAAATTTCATATGTTGGTTTATTAATAACCAAGGTTATTCTAACCTACACATTGAAAAATGTGAAATGAGATTTATTACATACTATAAAACAAACCGTAGACATGATATTGATAATGGTACTCCTAAATTTCTCCTTGATGGACTTTCAGAAAGTGGCTTTATTATTGATGACGATAGCAAACATATAACCAAATTAATAATGGAATGTTATGTTGATAAAGAAAATCCAAGGACAGAAATATTTGTTTACATTAAATAATTAAATTTGTTCAACATATTGAACACCTACGATGGTAAAATTTACATAAATAAAATATTTAATCCAGAACACACTAAAAAATAAAAAGGTGTGAAAATGAGAAATTATTTGCAATTCATAATGTACACAAAAGGAAT